GTTTCGTCGAGCATGTCCTGCAGCCCGGGTATCTTCATGTCGTCCCGGGCTCGCATGGCGATCTTCACGTTCTGGCCGTAGGCCTCGCCCTGCTCCTTCTTCATGGCATCAGCCCAATCCTGATTGCGGGCAGCCACCGCTGCGCCCACACTCGCCGCGTCCTCCTTCATCCACTTGGCTGCGAGGTTATGTGCCCCGGCGGCCTGCTCCTGGTTGTACCCATTCGTATGCGCGAACTGGCGGAACTCACGCAGCCGCAATTCGGGCATCGCCTCTTCGGGAAGGTCCTCAATCGTGGCGAACTTATAGTCGTCCAGCGAGGCGGGCCGCCCGATTCGGGAATAGAAGGCCTCCCGCTGTTCCGGGGTTGAATCGGAGCCTGGCACGGCCAGTTCACGCTGCTGTTTGTGGAGGCTGACGTAGGATTGGCATACCGCGTCCACGTCCTTGAACTTCCTGAAGTCCCCCAGGCCCTTAGTCTCCTCGCTAAGGCTATCGTGGAACGCAGTGGAAGTGTCTTCGGTTTCGGACGGTTCAGTCTGTATTTCTTCGGACATTTTCAGCATCCTTCTGTATGCGGTCCCACATGTCCAGGAACTGCGGCGGTTTCGGTGGCGATTCCATACCCATCCCAATGATATCGAGTATCGCGTCCCTTCTCCCGTTCAGATACGCCATGTTGTGCTCGCCCGCGCCGCCTATCATCGGCTCGAAGAAGTAGTTGCGGGCCATCAGGTCCTCGAGCACCTCACTGCCGGCCGGGGTCGAGAACAGTGCGCGGTAAGTCGCGCGCTGCAATGCCTCGTCCTTGAATGTCGTGGGGATCCGGTTCTTGACTGGCATCAGCCGCCTTTAGCCACCCAGGGTGACTCCAAGATTTTTGGCGGCGGTGCTCGCCTGCGCAGCGGTTGCGGCATTCTGCGCATCGCTCTGCTGTTGGGCTCGCAGTTGCCGATCTGCAGCCACTTCCTGCTCGGAGCGCAGGCCCTTCGGGTCGTTGTTATTCATGTTCCACGCCTTGCGAGCGATGTAGTCGCGGTCGTAGTTTTCGAGGATCGACGGGTCGGACTCGGCATACGGCGCGACAATCGAGAAGGCCCGGGACATATTCCCGGCCTCCGAGGCCCTCTGCGCCAGCGCGAGCGGGGACGTGTACTCAACCTCGAGCCCCTGCCCCTGCAGCAATTCGGGCCGGTCGGGGATCATTCCGGCGCGGTTCAACCCGTTGAACGTGCGGATCACGACCGGCGACAGCAACTCCGACTCGAGGCGGAAGTGAACGGGCGACAGGAGCTGCATCCGGTCGCTACGCCTCTGGTTCACCTCCTCGGTGGTCATGCGGCCGAGGAGGGGCAACCCGAGAAGGTCACCGAAGAACATCAACCGGATATTCTCAGCCCGTTTATCCAACTGCAGATCGGCTGCCCGCAGATCGTGCGGTATGAACAGGGGCTCTACCTTCTCGTTCGTCCCGGGCATGCGGTAGTTGAACCCGCCTGGAGACACGTTCGGTGGAGACAAGAACCCGTCGTGTGGGATCTGGAGTGGTGGGTTGATCGATGTCTCCAACCCAATCAGGACAGACTGTTGCATCGAATTCAACATGAGCGCCTCGGGCAGCGCCACCATCCCCGGGCCTCGCCCGTATATCTCCCCGGTGTATTTCCTCCACCTCGGGGTGATGTAGGGCAGATCCTTGAACCCGCCCTCGGAAACCATGATCTCTTCCTGAACATCGATGTAGACCGAAGTCCAGGCCATGTTCATCGGGTCGGGAAGCGCCGGGTCGCGGTCACTTCGCGGGTAGACGGCGTGGACATATTCACGCAGTTCCGATGCTGGGCTGCCCCCTTCCATAGCCTTCTTCATCGTGTCCCTGCCGATGGCGGGGCCCCATTCCTGGGCCGCCTGTCGCGGGGTGAGCGTCACCTTGCGAAAGACGGTGTCGACCTCTTTGTCAGAGTTCTCTCGCAGGTAGATTTCGGTGAGCGGCCGGGCAACGTACATGTGATCTTCGGCCTCGGGTTTCACGAACATGCAGGCAGTGCCGAAACTCACCAGGTCCGCATAGATCTCGGCTACGTTCACGTTGAACCCCGAGCTTGGGCTTCCTAGCCACTTGAGCAGAATATTGGTGACCTGACGGAGCCACTGGCGAACCTCTGGTTCCTGGTTCAGGTCTTCATCGGAGGCGAGCAGTTCAAACCAGCGTATCGACGCCGACGTTGCCAGGCTGTGAATCGCCGCACTGAGGCGCTCGGCCGCATCGGCGGCCGTCGAATCGTAGAGCCGCTGGTGCTGTTTCGATCCAGGAGTTTTAGTCCCCTGGAAATTGTGAACCGGCGATATGACGAGCGAGATAAGGCGCCAGTGGTCTTCCCACGTCCCACGTTTGGTTTTGAGGGATTGGTACTCGTCCAGAATAGCCGTCACTGCCCGACTCGGCATGTCTTATCCCAATGTAGTTTGCCTCGCAACCTGGCTTCCACCGCCACCGCCACCGGTGGTGGGTCCTAGCGGCGAGAGCCCCGCCCCCAGAATCGTCGCCTGGCGGTTCACGCCCCGGCGACTATCCAGTTTCGCGAGGCGGGCTGCTTCAGCGGCCTTGCGGTTTTGCCGCCCTATGTTGAGCTTGGGGGGGGCTGGAATTTTAGGTCGACTGAAAAGACTCATGCTTCGCCCCTGTCGTATCTTGCCAACGGATCGTAACGATCGGCCCGAACGGTTCTTCGCGGCCCGGATTGCGTCCGTGCGCACCGTAGCATCATAAGGCCGTAATGCGTGGCAGACAACAGGTCGTCACGGTCGCGCACGATCTTGCCGTTCTTCCGGTGGTACATCCTCTTCTCCTCGAACCACGGTGCGAGGTGTTTGGCGACCTTGAACGAGCCTGATTTCATGCGGGCCAGGAGGTCCTGGATGACCGGCTCCGTGGGTCTTCCCCCGCCCACTTCATCGGTGTAGCGGGCCGAGCGGTTGAGCATTTTCACGCCATGGTCGAGGTACTGTTTCATGAGCGAGGCGCCACCGGACTTCTCGGCATTCAGCCCGTCGTGCGGCCACGCCACGGGGATCCAGTCGCCTCGGGCCTTGATGGCGGCCGCATGGTAGACCGGCTCCTTGAAGGATTCGCGCATGCAATCGTAGAGAATTACCTTGTCAGCATCCCGGTCCCACGCCAGCCAGACCGCAGCAGTCGGGTGGTTCCATCCAAAGTCCAGCCCGGCAATGCGAGCGTACCAGGACGGCAGCCCGCCTTCGGGCATTTCCCAGTAAAGATCCTCGTCGTTGACCGGATAGATCAGGCCCTCCCCCATCATGGGGATGCCCTTGGTCCGCACGTCCCGTTCATGTTCGGGGTAGCCGGCGAGAAGTGTCGCCCGTATCTCTGGGGTCAGATGCGGGGTGTCCGGACCCCACTCGATGTTCTTGTACCAATACCGGGTCGGGTCTGCACGGTTCCAGAACAGATCTACCATGTGCGAGGCGCCGTAGAGCGGGGTACGGGAAACCATGATCTTGCCCGGCCTGTCAGCGCAGCGGGTCATCGCCTCGGTGAAGATGCCGTGGTCCTTGGGCTCCTCATCCAGCCACACCAAGTCGTACCCCGTGCCCTCCCAGGCACTTCGGCCCTGCTCGTAAGTCTTGAATACAACAGTAGATGTCTTTCCGGAAACATGCATGACCTCGGCGTAATCGACCACGTTGTCCAAGCCGCACTGCCGTTTGGATGGCTCCTGGGTTTCGGGTTTCACGACAATCCGGTCCTTGGGCACCCAGCCCGTACCCCAGTCGCGTTTCGCACCGAGCAATGCCTTCTGGGTGACGTTGCGGGACAGTTCGTTGGTCTCGGCGCCAGCAACCATCTCTATGGCCTTGGCAAACCGGTGCCCTTGCCACCACGACGGGTAGAGCCCGGTCAGGTGCATGGCCGCCTCGGTGGCGCAACCCACCGTCTTGCCAACCCGGTTGGGGCACATGAGCATGCGGGCAAACGAAAGGTTGTTGTGGAATTCTTCCTGCCAGAGATAGGGCGACCCGTTGTCCGGGTCCATATCGGGCGTCTGAAAGTATTCTTGCTCGAGACGATTCTCGCTGACCCGTTCCCCGAAATCCAGCAGCGTTTTCAGCTGCTCTACGTCAGCGTTTGCGATGAGACTTTCGATCTGGGACACGTTTGAACCTGAACCCTTCGTGCCGCATGATAATCGACAGTTCCGCAAGGGAGTTCGGGCCGACCCCCCTGAGCTTCGAGATCTCCATTCGAGTGTAGTTGCCAAGGTCGGACATATCAACGATCCCCGCGTCGAGCAGGGCCTGTTTGGCGGTGCGGTGGATGTCCAATTCCGCGATCGGATCGTCCAAATCGCTGCGGGGCGCGGACGGGGCGGACGGGAAACCGGATGGCGTTTGCGGCGCCGCAGAGGGGATTATGCCGATAGCGGACGGTTTGGCCCGCCGGTTCACACTGTCCAGAAGTTTCTGGGCCTCGGCAATCTGCTCGGGTGTGGGTTCCATATCCACGGACATTGCCGCAGACAGGCCCGACTCCGCTGGCGATGTATAGACAACGCCGGACCCCGAAAGTTGGCCGACGATCGGATTCGGAGTTTCTTCAGTGGTATCGGCCTGGATAACCTCGTCCGGGTCCGATGGCTGTTCATCCTGGCAATCCGGATCTAGCGGCTGAATCTTGTACCTGAGGTCCTGCTCGGCGATCAGGTCCTGGGCCGATCGCTCCGGTGGCGACCCGACGATGTGGCCCTCGCCGTCCGTCCTTGGAAGTGGTTGCCCCATCCTGGCCATGTCCGCCTGAACGCCAGGAGTTAACTGGTCGCCCTTCTTGACGCGAATGTGGCCGCGGGCCTGGAGATCCTCAAGTCTCTCCTGGACGCTTGTGTTGTGTGGCGAATCTGAGGGGACGGCGTATGGCCCCCTGTCTTCACCCACCAACATGTCGATGATCGGCGCGACATGTTTCATCACCTCGTCGGTGCCCTGCCTGGCGGTCTCGCGGACCAACTCAACCACCAACTGTTCGTGCTCGTTCATACCGGTTTCCTCTTGAAGTATTTCATGTCCGGGCAGGTCAGCCAGTGCGACGTGCCCTCGTCAGTGTCGCCGATGCGATCCAGAACCAGGAACGATCTGGACGTTTCAAGCCAGTAAACCTCCGCCTCGCAAATGCCCCCGTTCGCCTTGCCGCGACAGACCCTCGCTGGCGTCCCGTGTGGTATCGGGTGCTTGCTCGGCTCCTTCTTGGGCGGGTCAGGCACGGCGCCGAAGAGAGTCTCCATCAGGACGGCACCCCCTCGGCGAAGTTGATCTTGTGCGGGCCAT